TCTCTGACTTAGAATCTGAATCACAAAAGGCGCAAACCTTTTTGATTCAGGCTCAAGCTACTATTTCAGCATATAAGATGCTGATAGATAAGTTAGAAGAACCAGAAGAAACTAAAGAATAAGCATAATTAACACGATTGAGGGATCATGAATTTACGGCCATTGAGGGATCGGATTGTTATTGAGCCGATTGAACGAGTAAAAAGCGAAGTCATCCAAGTCGTAATGACTGAAAAAGACAACATGGGTATTGTTGTCGCTGCTGGCCCAGAAGCTCAGAAGCACTTGAAGGAAGGCGAATTTATCCGTTACGGAACAATGGGTAATGACGAATACTTAAAGTATCAAGAGTATTTTGTAGACAACAAACGCTATCTAATTATGTCTTGGAAAGATGTTTGTTTTGTTCAGTAAAAGGCAAAAATGCACAAGAAATCTGAACCCAAAAAGAAAGAGCAAAGCGGAAAGATTCCGTTAACGGCTCTTATTATTGCTTTCAAGCGGAAAAAGAAATAATGGCTAAGTCCGTATCCCTGTCGGTCAAGCGTGGCGAAAAGTTGCCAGTAAGCAAAGGCGCAGGGTTGACAGAAAAAGGTCGTGCCAAATACAACGCAGCAACAGGTAGCAACTTAAAAGCCCCAGCACCAAAACCCAAGACGGAAGCCGATAAGGGTCGCAAAGCCTCATTTTGTGCCCGCATGGGTGGCGTTGTAGCTCAGGCTAAAGGCCCTGCGGAACGAGCAAAAGCAGCACTTAAACGGTGGAAATGCTAATGAAAACTGGTTTATACGCAAACATCCATGCAAAACGTGAACGCATAGAGAAAGGCAGCAAAGAGAAAATGCGTAAGCCTGGCACGGAAGGCGCACCAACAGCAAAAGCATTTAAAGCTGCTGCCAAAACTGCGAAGAAAAAATAATGCCACGGGTAGCAGATATGCTTGGCTATCGAACAGGCTCACAGTTCGGGTCTGGGCAAAGTGTTGATCGTTCAATTCCGATGGCCACACCGTCGGGTGAGTTTATCCCAACACCACCAACGGCTAGTCAAGAGGCGTGGGCAGGTGCACTATCTAACCCTAGCGTTGCAAGTATCCTATACGGTGCTGGCGAAACCGCTGCGTCCGTACTTAGCTCACCATTGCCGTATGTAGCAGGAATGGTTGGCTACGGATACGGTGCATTGACGGGCAAAGACCCAAGAGAAACAGGCGCACAGTTTCAGCAAGCAACTACGCTTGAGCCAAAAACAGCACTAGGACAATACTACACAGAGCAAGTGGGTGACAAATTAAGTGCATTGCCACCAGTGATAAGCGGTATCCCGACACCAAGAATAGGCGCAGGTGCAACACGCTATGCAGGGCAGCAGTACGGTATGCCAATGCTAGAGAAAAGCCTGACAATGTACGAGCAAGGCAAATTAACGCCAGGCTTTACGCCAATTTCTGAAATATTTATTGGCGAAAAGGCAAAAGGTTGGAATCCTGAGCTAAACGCTAAAGCTATTGAAATGGAAAAGGCGGGTGCTACGCCAAGAGAAATTTGGTCGCAAACAATGAATTGGAAAGGGCCAGAAGGTCTTTGGCGGCAAGAGATAGACGATAGCGGCGCATCATTTGCGGCTAAAAAAATACAAGATATGCCGTATAAAGATACGATAAAAACGCATGAAGCGTTAACACATCCTAAATTGTACGAAAATTATCCAGGCGTTCAGTATTATGAACTAGGGTATGAACCGACTCCTGGCGTTGCAGGTAGTTTTAATCCAAAAGAACAAAAGTTTACTGTTGGCGGCGGGTCGACATTAACAAACCCTGAAGCAATAAAATCAACTTTGTTGCATGAAATTCAACACGCAATTCAATCAAAAGAAGATTTTTCTAGGGGTGGAAATCCTGAAGCATTGCCAACAATCGTACACGAATTACGAAAACAAGATTTAAGCCCATTGGAAGAAGGTGCAAGCAATTGGAAATTTGCAGCTAATAATCTTGGTCGTTCTTCCAGTAATTTATATATGCACAAGCTAGACAAGTTAAGTCAATCTGAAAACATTAGACCAAGACAAATAACGGGGTTGGCTGATTTTTATGAATACAGCAATCAAATCAGATCAGAATACGGGCCAATGCCCAAACGAGCTGGCCTTGAGCGTGATTCATGGATGAGAAACGCTGCAAATTACATAAAAGAAAAGAATATTGAGAAAAAGCCATATTTAGCTAATTACGAAAATACAGACCCTAAAAAACAACAATCCATATATCGGAGTGCTTCAAGGGTAATGGATAAGTTTGCCCCAGACGCTTTTAAATACCGTGAAACAGTCGCAAAATACAAAACATTGGCTGAGCTAACTCCAATTGAGCAATATATGCGTTCTGGTGGCGAAGCCGAATCAAGGGCTACACAAGCAAGAATGAATTTAAATATGGAACAACGTAGGGCAACATTTCCAGAAGAATCTTATGATCGTCCAACACAAGACTTAATTTTGTTTAATAAACAAAAGTTGTCAGGAAGATTTGGAAATGATGTTTCGCAGCCAACAGACATATTTTCTATACTGTACAAATAATGACCCCAAACGTCTATCTACCTTACCCAATCCCACAGAACGTTAATGAGTTATATCAGAATGTGTTAACATTGCTTAAGCAGCCTGGCGTTCCAGACAGCCTGTTAAACGAATATAACGCTGTGGTCGATAATCCTGAAACACAAGACGATATTGACCAAGAAGAAGCTAACTCCGATTCAATGGCTAACGAATGAGCAATCCAGTAGGTAGACCAAGCAAATACAATCCCGACTTTTGTGAGCGGGTGATTGAGCTTGGGAAATTAGGGAAGTCAGTCGAGCAAATAGCTTGTGAATTGAATGTCGGCACTCGCACAATGTACGAATGGCGTGACGTTCATGTCGAATTTTCGCACGCCTTGGAACAAGCTAAGGAATTTGAGCAGAACTGGTGGGAAACCATTGCTCAAACGCACATGATTGAGGAACAAGGCGCAGCAAAGCTAAATGCGTCAATCTGGTCTAGATCAATGGCGGCACGATTCCCAAAGAAATACCGAGAATCTGTTAAGCAAGAGGTTACAGGCGCAGATGGCGCACCGTTGCTTGCTGGTATCCAAGTATCTTTCGTAAAGCCAAATGACACTAGCTCAAGCAATAGCGAAGGCTGAGTTTCCTGAGAAACTGAGTTGTTTATTTGATCCCCCACACTCCCGCTATCGAGTCTTATTCGGTGGTCGAGGCGGTGCAAAGTCTTGGGGAGTGGCTAGAGCGTTATTGATCCTAGCGGCTAAAGACAAACTCAGAGTGCTATGTGCCCGTGAATACCAGACTTCAATCAAAGATTCGGTGCATAAGCTGCTATCGGATCAGATCAGCGAGCTTGGGTTAGACGGGTTCTATGAGATTACCCAGGCATCAATCCGTGGAAAGAACGGCTCAGAGTTCTTTTTTGTCGGGTTAAAGAACAATATATCGAACGTCAAATCCTTTGAAGGCGTTGATATTTGCTGGGTAGAGGAAGCGCAGACGGTATCTAAATCGAGCTGGAACGTGCTGATCCCGACAATTCGTAAGGAAAAGTCTGAGATTTGGGTGACATTTAACCCAGAGCTAGAAACCGACGATACCTTTCAGCGGTTTGTTGCCCATCCCCCTAAAGACTGCGTAATTGAGAAAATCAATTGGTCTGATAACCCTTGGTTTCCTGAAACGCTTAGGATGGAAAAGGATGATCTAAAAGAACGGGACATAGAGGCATACAACACGGTCTGGGAAGGCGTTTGCCGACAGACGGTAGACGGTGCGGTATTTGCTAGAGAGATGCAAGCGGCTGATCTTGAGGGCAGAATTATGCGGGTAGCTTATGACCCTGCAAAACCCGTCCATGCGGTATTTGACTTGGGTTGGGCAGACGCAACGGCTATATGGTTCATCCAGTTTATCGGTATGGAAATCCATTTAATCCGATATATTGAAGATAATCAACGCACGATCAGCCATTATTTATCTGTAATGCAAACTTACGGATATGTGTACGACACGCTCTGGTTGCCGCACGACGCACAGAATAAAACCCTAGCGTCTAATGGTCGAAGCATTGAGGAAATAGTCAGAGCTGCGGGCTATAAAGTACAAATTACCGCAAAAGTGCCTGTTTCTGATAGCATTAACGCAGCGAGAACGATATTCCCCAAGTGTTATTTTGATCGTGAAGAATGTGCAGAAGGGCTACAATGTTTAAGACATTATCGTTATGATGTAGACCCAGACACTAAAATGTTTAGTAAAAGCCCACTGCACGATCATTATTCGCATGGTGCTGACGCATTTAGATATATTGGTTTAGTGGTTAATGAGCCACGCAAGATTAAAAAACAGACAACGTATCAATTACCTGCGAGTTGGATGGGATGATGGAAAACGAAAACGATCCACGAATTGCTGATGCAATGAAGTTTCTGCGCCTGTCTAACGATGCTGATACGTCAAACCGTAGCGAAGCACTTGAAGATTTAAAGTTTGCCGCTGGCGATCAATGGCCAACAGAAATTCAGAACAGTCGCAACCTTGAAGCCCGTCCATGCCTGACAATCAACAAGATTGATCCGTACATCCGACAGGTTACAAACCAACAACGCCAGGCTAGACCCCGCATCAAAGTGCATGGGATGAATACTAGCTCAGACGAAAAACTAGCAGAAATCCTAACTGGCGTGATCCGTCACATTGAGGTTAACTCAGACGCAGATCAGGCTTACGACACAGCATTTGATTATTCTGTGCGTATGGGTTGGGGTTATTTCCGAGTTGTAACTGACTATATTCGTGACGATTCGTTTGACCAAGAAATTTATATTCGTCCGATTGATAACCCGTTCACGGTTTATTTTGATCCAAATTCGATATTGCCTGACGGTTCGGATGCCGAGCGTTGTCTAATTACGACGGTATTAGAAAAGAAAGTCTTTCAGGATATGTACCCAGACGCTGATCTTGGCAGCTTTACCTATCGTGGAACTGGTGACGATTCAGCCGAATGGATTATGAAGGATGATATTCGGATTGCCGAATACTTCTATACCGAGCGTAAAGCGGTCAAGTTAGTCCAGTTAAGCGATGGCACAGCGGTTTTTGAGGATGAGTTGCCAGCCGAGGAAATCCTGCGAATGGCGGGAATTACAAGGGTTGGCGAACGTGAGTCCATGCGTAAGCAGATCAAGTGGTGCAAGTTGACCGCTATGGAAGTGCTTGAAGAACGCACATGGCCTGGCAAGTACATCCCTATTGTTCCAGTCTACGGTCAACAGCTTGTTATTGAGTCTAAGCGCAAAAAGTACGGTTTGGTACGCAACGCTAAAGACCCACAACGGATGCTGAACTTCTGGCAAACATCTATCACCGAGTCCGTAGCACTAGCACCTAAAGCGAAGTGGTTACTAGCAGAAGGTCAGGATGAAGGCCACGAATTAGAGTGGGCATCGGCTAACATTAAATCTACGCCTGTCTTGCGGTACAAGCAAAAAGACATTGAAGGCCAGCCTGCACCAGCACCAGTACGCTTGCAGCCTGAGCCACCACCAGCGGGAATTCTTGCTGCGAGTGCGTCGATCAACAATGATCTGCAAGCTGTATTAGGTATCTTTGACCCGAATCAAATGCCAACTGGCAATATGTCGGGTAAAGCTATCAATGGTCAACAACAGCAAATGGATTTGACTAACTTCCATTACTTTGACAATTTGACCCGTTCGATTCGGTTTGCAGGCAAGATTCTGCTTGATTTGATCCCAAAGATTTACGATCACGAACGAGTAATGCGGATCATTGGCTACGATAATCAGCCCGAACTGGTTGTTTTGAATCAGCGCACCGTTGATGCGGCTGGAGTCACCAAGATTCTGAACGATGTGACGGTTGGCGAATATGACGTTGTGATGGAGACTGGCCCAGGCTACAACTCCAAACGTCAGGAAGCTGTTGCCAACATGATGCCATTGCTTGCTGGAAGCCCAGACCTGATGAAGATTGCGGGTGATTTGGTCTTTAGAAACATGGATTTCCCTGGTGCTGATGTGATTGCGGATCGGTTGGCAGCGTCTAACCCATTAGCTAACATTGATGAAAAGTCAGACATTCCACCACAAGCGCAAATGCAACTAGCTCAGTCTAAGCAAATGATCGAGCAAATGCAGCAGAAAATGCAACAAATGGAAATGATGCTTAAGAGTCGTGCTGATGTTGTTGCATTGCAGCAAGACGGTGAAACCAAGCGTAAGTTAATGGATGTGACTTCACGGGCGCATAATACTGAAACGATTAACGAAGCTAAAGTTAATCAAAATATTATGAATTCAATGGTTTCGCAGAATAAAGCTGAACTGGATGCGATGACCAAGTTAATGTTGGCTCGCATGGATACAAACCAATTACAGGCTGAGATTGCAAAGCGTGACGCTGAAACACAACAAATGTACGCATTTTCTGAGGGTGAAGTTCACACAGAAACTAGCCCATTCATTCAGCGTTGACATTTAATATATTTGGATTATTATGAGCATACTTACCAGTTAGTTAAAACTGGGTCAATTCTTGGATAAAACCATGTCAGATAGTCGTGAAGCAGGATCAGTTGTAACTAGTGAAAATATTGCAGAGTTTACGGCACAGAAATTAGGTTTAGCTGACCGTGCAGATACTGAGGCTGATGATTCAGAGCCAGATCAAGCACCGGAACAGAGTGAACCGAAGTCCGAGGACGAAGCTAAAACAGGTAAACAAAGTCCTAAACTTGAAAGGCGGTTTTCTGAGATTACTAAGCAACGTGAACAGGCTCGTGAAGAAGCGAAGCGTGAACGTGAAGCTAGAGAATCTTTAGAAGCAAAGGTAGCGGAACTTGAAAGACGCACTCAACCACAACAAAGGGTTGAATCGTTAGACGAAGAACCAAAGCCCGAGCAATTCAACGATGCTTTTGAATATGCAAGAGCGTTAGCTGAATATTCTGCTGAACAGGCGTTAAAGAATCGTGATCGAGTAGAGCTTGAAAAGAAGTATCAAGCAGAGCATGACAAACTAATTGAGGTTTGGAATGATCGGCTAGAGGCTACTAAGAAAGAACTACCGGATTATGCGGATATGATTGAGTCATCCGATGTAATGGTTTCTGACCAAGTTCGTGATGCTCTATTAGAAAGTGATGCAGGGCCAAGAATCCTGTACCACCTTGCCGAGAATCCTGATTACGCTGAAAAGCTGTCGAAGATGACAGTCATTAGCGCACTGAGAGAGATTGGGAAGTTGGAAGCTAAGTTTGAAAAAACTGAAACTAAACCTGTTGTGCGGTCTAAAGCACCAGCACCGATTAACCCTTTGCGGGCTACGGGCGGTTCGATGGATACCACAATCGGAAGCGATGGTGAGTTTCACGGAACGTATAGCCAATGGCGTGAAGCCAGAAAAGCGGGGAAGATTAGGTGATGGAAAAATCTAATTTTTGATTAAAGGAAATTATTATGAGTAATACTCTACTCACCATCAGCAAGATCACCAATGAAGCATTGATGGTCTTGGAAAACGAATTGACTTTTACTGGTCAAGTCGAGCGCAAGTACGATGACCAATTTGCTGTTGTCGGCGCAAAAATCGGTAACACTGTTAACGTCCGTAAGCCTGGTCGCTTCATCGGTACGACTGGCCCAGCTCTGAACGTTGAAGATTTCAACGAAACTTCTGTGCCTGTTACCCTGTCGACTCAGTTCCACGTTGATACACAGTTCACCACTCAAGACTTGGCATTGAGCCTCGATTCGTTTTCGGATCGTGTTCTCAAACCCGCTATTGCAGCGATTGCCAACAAGGTCGATGCTGACGGTCTAACAATGGCTAAAAACGCCACTGCTAACACTGTTGGTACTGCTGGTACAACCCCAAGCGCACTGCTCACCTTTTTGACTGCACAGGCTTTTCTGGACAGCGAAGGCGCACCCCGTGACGGTAAGCGTTCTTGCATTATTGAACCATTCACTTCAGCTTCGATTGTTGACTCGCTCAAGGGCTTGTTTGTTCCATCGAACGTGATTGCCGATCAGTACAAGAAAGGCATGATGGGTCGTGACTCAGGCGGCATGAACTGGTATATGGATCAGAACGTTGTCAATCAAACGTATGGCACATCGGCTGGTACGGCTGTTGTTGCTACTACTACTGCTACAGGTTTCCTGACAAGCGGCTGGGCATCGACTTCGACGATCAGCTTGACTTCGACTGGTGCTGTTAGCTTGAACGTTGGCGATACCATTCAGATTGCTGGCGTATTCGCTGTCAACCCACAAAACCGTGCTGCTTACGGTACTAACAAACTGCGTTCGTTTGTTGTTACTCAAGCTGCTTCGGGTACTGGTGCAACGTTTAGCGTAGTGGTTTCGCCTGCTGTCATTACTGGCGGTCAATTCCAAAACGTTTCGATCCCAACCACTTCGGCAACTGCTGCTGTGACTTTCTTTAACAAGACTGGTACGGTTTCGCCACAAAACATCGTAATGCACAAAAATGCGTTCACTTTGGCTTGTGCTGACCTTGAGTTGCCAGACGGTGTGCATTTCGCAGGTCGTGCCTCTGATAAAGAGCTTGGTTTGTCGATCCGTGTGGTTCGTCAATACACCATCAACAACGAT